TGTCAGAACGCTCACGTCTTACGAGATAGAAGCAATCTGGAAGATAACGAATAAGAAGGGCTAATCATGGCTTCCGGCAACATGATCGTGACACTGGTCGCTAACACGCGAAAGTGGTCTTCTGGTCTGAACCGGGCAGGCCGCGACACGATGACCTTCGGAAAACTCGTATCTTCCAGTCTTCGATTCGGTGCGGTCGCTCTTATTGGCTTCGTAGCCGCTATCTCCCGCGTTATCCCCGGTCTGCTGGCTATGGGAGCAGAATCGCGTAAAGCAGACGTACAGCTTCGCTTCCTGCTCGAGAACATGGAAGGCATTAGCAAAGCCACCGACGAGACCACTAAACGAATGTCTGCCTACGCAGATTCGATAAACCGAGCGACCGGTATCGACGACGAGCAGATAAAACTAGTCCAGAAGAAGCTCCTGGTCTTCAAGAACGTGCGGGCCAGTGCTGACGAGACCGCAGGAGCTTTCGACCGGGCAACCTCGGCCGCTGTGGATCTCGCCGCGGGTGGATTCGGAACCCTGGAGACTAACGCCAAACTTCTGGGACGTATGCTCGAGTCGCCTGCCACGAACCTGGACAAACTAAACCGCGCCGGTATCACTTTCACAGAGACCGAGAAGCGTAAGATTATCGCTTTACAAGAGTCGGGCAAACTGTTCGAAGCTCAAGATATGGTCCTGAAGTCCATCGAGGGCCGCGTCCAGGGCCTGGCAGAAGAATCGGCGACACCGCTCGACAAACTAAACGGACTGTTCGCACAGCTCGGGGATGAGATCGGTGAGCGTATGCTTCCCTTCTTGGATGAAGCAATCGGAAAACTGACTGACTTCTTGGCGACCGCGGCAGGACAGCGCACACTCGAGCGAATTATCAAAGCCTTCGAAGACCTGGCACGAAACATCGGCTTCGTGGTCGACGTGCTTATTAGCCTGGCAACATGGTGGGATAAGGCGACCGAAGGAGCCCGCAAGTATCAGGAGCAGGTCGAGCAGGGTAAGGGACGATTCGGACGTATCTCGACACCTATGCCGGACAATAACTCGGGGACCGCTTTAGATCCTTTCGGCGGCACGTCGCGTATGGGTCGGGGAGATATAATCGTCAACTTCAATACCCCAGTGGACTCGGTATCCGCCGGTCGTGAGATTAGCCGGGTTCTCTCTGATTACAGCCGGGCAAACGGTGGCCGATAATGGCAATCACAATAACCGAGAGACCGCTCTACAACCTCATTAGTTTAGAGACGTCGGCCTGGACGACACCTTTCACCTGGGTAAACCGAATAAACGACGTCGTCGGGTCGATCGCTTACTCGCAGGGTGGTCGACTCGGTCAACCGGGAGAGACACAGACGGAAGTAGGCACACTAAACGCAACTTTCAAAGACCTGGCTTCTCCGCCTGCTGTCGGCGACCTTATCCGTCTGCGCCGCGCTGGGACGACAGAATATGCTTTCGTAGGATATGTCCAGGATGTGTCTCAACAGGTCGTATTCGACCGCACAGCGTCGCTGACGAGCCCTGTAGTGCTTACGTCGGTAAACTGTTTGGATTGGGTCGGGTATATCTCACAATTCGACGCAATCGGCGTGGGCGGCCTGGCCGCGACCACCTTCGCAACACAGACTATTTACCCTTACCAGTCACGAGCTCGAGCACTAAACAACATTATCGACGCGACTAACGCGACACAGCTCATAGCCTTCGACGCAACTTCAGCGAGCTCCGTTCTTGGCGATACGGACGCGGTCGGGACATTTTCCGACCACCTCGATCTAGCAGCAACATCACAAAATCTCTTCTGGCACTCAAATAATGTTCTGCCAACTAACAAAACGACAGGCCGGACAGGTCTGGTAACTATTCGGCCACTAAACACCGCACCGTCATCGGGTAAGACCTTTACAGACGAGGTCGGGACCGCCGGGCAACTTCACTACGTCGAGATCGACCTGTCTTCTTCTTCGCAGAACATCGCTAACCAAATCATCCTGGAAAATCACTGTGTTAGGTCAAACCCGGCCGACGTATCAAAACTCGGCGGCGGCAACGAATCATATTTCAGAATCATCAACAACCTGCCTGTCCCAGCTTTCGACGTCGACCACGTCTATACGGATTCTGACGCGACCTCGATTACAACCTATGGCAACCGGGCAAGCACATTTAGTACCAATGTTCTAGGTGGCTCAACCGGCTTCTTCAACTATGTTGGTAACCCATCCTTCGAATACGGTGAGGATGGCTGGTCCGGAAGCTTACAAAAAATTGTCCGCCGCGAACCAGCAGAAAACAGCACACCGTTCGCCGCTGTCAATGGAACCTGGGCTTTGCGTATGCGCTTGGCGTCTACCTCGACGACGCCAGAGATGAGGTATGACGGAACCGAGATAGACGGTATGCCAGTCAGGGCTAGTACGTTCTACGGATTCAAAATCTCTGGTGCTCGAGGTTCACCTAACCGCGCCGACGTCCGCGGCCGCGCCTTCATCAGGTACTTGGACGAAAACGACGGTGTTGTGGGTACATCCTTCAGCACCCAGACAGTTTTCGGATCTACACCATATGTCTGGCAAGCCATGAGCCTAATCGCAATCGCGCCGGCCGGAGCTGTACGCGCTGTGGTGGGTATCGAGTGGAACCGTACAGGCGGCGGCCAGTTTAGTTCGGGAGACCAATTCTGGTGCGATTCCGCGATATTCGCTGGAGCAACTAACGTAAACTCGCTAAATTATTTTGACGGAGATACGGCAACTAACGCGACTCATATCTATTCATGGATGGGCCAGCGCGGCTTATCGCCTTCAGCGCGATTCAGCAATGAGCTGGACACGTTAGCGACGACATACCTCACCCGGTACTCGACCACCAGCAACCGGGTAACACGGCTTCGCTGGAACGCACAAGAAGACCTTACGGCGGTCTCCACGCTCAAAGTAGGGTCCACAATCTCCGTAAGATTCGACGGCACAACAACTACATACAGAATCGTCGGCGTAGATGGCAACATCGCGGCCGAGCGATACATGATCGACTACTATCTGGAAAAGGTATAAACAATGAACGAAACACAACGCGCGTACACCTACCGTATTCTCATCGCAATCGGAACCCTGGCAACAGGTTACGGTCTGATAACGGCCGACGAGATGGCTCTCTGGCTCGGACTCGCCACAGCACTGCTCAACATCATGCCTGCGGCGCACACAAAGATTCAGCCCGGCGATGTCGGATAACGGCGTCGTAGTAACGCTCGAAAAAATCTATGAAAAGCTCCTCGAGCTCGAGCTGCGGATGGGCGACCACCCGAAGCAACTCGACGACCACGAGCTTCGAATTCGCAATCTCGAGATGAAGGTCTGGGGATTCGCCGGACTTTCCGGTATCGCTTCGATACTGGTCTCGCTAATAATCACCAAGACAGGAATCTAACTATGAAACTCGACTACCGTCGACCATGTAAAACCCACACGGTCAGGGACAACTTCGAAGACCACAAAAAGCGCGGCTCTAACCTGCCAGGGCTCGACTACGCCTGTAACACTGGCGACCAGGTCTACGCGACCGCTAACGGCACGATCCTGTCAGTGTCACACCTGGACAACAGTGCCAGTGGTATCAACATCGTAATTCGCCACCCGGACGGGCAGAAGTCGTACTATCTCCACCTGTCCCGAATTCTGGTCGGCGTCGGTAAGCGGGTCAAGGCAGGCGACCTAATCGCAAAATCTGGAAACACTGGCCACAGCACAGGCCCGCACCTTCATTTTTCCATCCGGAACAATAAAGGCGTCTGTGTCGATCCACAGAAGGTAATCGACGGCCCGCGTAAACCCAAAGGCCCAGCAGTGAAAACTTCGACCGTTGAGCTTCCGCCTGCTCCGGTCGACGCGGCGGAATAGGGTCTTTCTCCTTTCTACCTATTCCGCGGGGCCAGGTGTGTATAGGGCGCACCTGGCCCACTATTCTGCTACAGTGTGAGCACCTACTAGCAAAGGAGCACCCTATGTCAAAGCAACAATCTTGGAACCTCGGTCGCACAGCAACCTTCCTCGGTCTGACGATGTATTTTATTCAACCGGCGAACCTGGTAACTATCGGCGTTTCCGCCATCGGCTTCGCGCTGCTCTGGTATTCCGAAACCCGATAACCCATGTCCCTAATCTGGCCGACGGATACCTGGCGTCACCCGGTCCATCCGCCGCTCGACGTCGTGCGTAAAGAATTAGAGACCATGCGCCGAGAGATGGCTTCCGCCGCCTGGGACGAGCACCTGGACTACATTTACGAGCTCGAGCGCAACCTGAAGCGCGATCCAAACTATGAGCGCGTATCGCGTCTGACGTCTGTGGCAGTATTTACCGCAAAGCAGTTAGTCATCGCGGAAAGGATGATAAAAGAACATGGAGAGACTGATAGCAAGGTCCGGGACTGACGAGTGGTACAAGGCTCGAGAGTACGGTGTAAGCGCGACCACGGTCGCTAAAGCGGCGGCAGGCCCAGGTGGGTACGACGCCGAGCTGAAGCGGGCTCTACATCCCGAAGACCATGTAATCGAAGATAATGCGTATATGCGATTCGGCCGGGACTGGGAAGAATGGATCGTTCAGTCGATTCCGGCAGAGTACGGCATTACTCATAACGACTGGCTTATCCGGGCAGAAGAAGAAGAGCACCACCTGGCAACACCGGACGGCCTGAACGAAGACTGGTCTGTAATCGCCGAAGTAAAGACAACCGGCACAGACTGGGATAAAGGTCTAGAGCGTGGGACTATCCCCGCCGACATACCAATTCAGTACCGGCGGCAGGTCCAGTGGCAGATGTACGTTACTGGCGCGACCAGCTGCGTATTTGCCTGGCTGTTGCGTATGGCCGCCGACACTGGGGAATTCGTACCTGCCTGGCTCGAGCCAAAGATACTGATTATCCAGCGCGACGACTTTATGATCGACGAGCTCGTAACTGTGGCAAAGCGATTCGCTCGAGACTTCAATAACTACAAAGAAGCCGAACAACTGTTCCGGCCAACACACTAGGAGAACCCGATGGCACACTTCAACCTCGCCGACTATCAGACAGTCCAGGAGCGTATCGACCTTCTGAAAGCCACCTATCCCGAATCGCGTATCGTCAACAGAATGATTCACATCGACGAGACCAGCATTATCGTCGAGTGCTCAATCTACCTAAAAGCAGACGACACCCTTCCGACCTGTGTCGACCTGGCACACGAGGTCAAAGACGCTAGTCCGGTCAATAGAACGTCCTGGGTCGAAAACTGTACGACC